ACATGCACGAAGCGTCCGGCCGTCCAATACTGACGCGCGGCCATCCACGCGACCTCGTAGACCGTCCTGCTCCACATCCGCAGCGTGTCGGCGATCGGCTCGTGGGCCGCCGCACCTCCAGCCTGTTGCGCGAGGATGGCCCGGCCGGACAACTCCCGCGGATCGGTGCCGCTCATCGCGGCGTTCGGCCCTGACGCCTGCATTTCCGCCGTCGCGTGTTCCAGCAATTTGAACTGGCCCTGAGCGAGTTCGCCGCCCTCCTGGATCTCGAATTTCATGCCGGGATTGACGGAAATATAACCGTCCGGCTTCGCCACTTCCCGCCGCGCCTTGTCGATATCAGCGACCGCGCCATCTTCCGCGATGACCTGCCTCACGCTTAGAAGATGCAGTGCCTTACTGCGTCGTTTATTGATTTCGTCTTGCACGGAAATCAGGTTGCGAACCATACCGTAACGGTTATTCTCACGATCGACGTGCGCGGACGCCATGATGAGGCCGGCCGTCGATCGGGCCTTACCGTCCAGGAACGGTGATTTCATCGGTTCAGCCAGGAAGCCGACGCGGGTCAAGGTGGAGACCCACCATTCGTTTTTCTCTTGCCAGTGCATCTGCACGATGCGGACGCGCTCGCGCTTACTGTCGCACCAGACGATGTCGTGCGGCCGGTCGGAGTAGGATCCGGTCTGCGTCGCGAACGTATCGGAAATGAGGTCTTCCGCGTCAGGCCACGTTTCGTATGCCTGGTCGCGATCCATCCAGATAACGATGCCTTTGTAGCGCGCGTCGCTAAAGTCCAGTCGTCTGCTATGAGGGTCCCAGAACAGGCGATCGAACGGCACCTGCGTAATCCTGATGTCCGCACCACCCCGCCCGTCGTCCTCCAGCGCCAGATCAGCGCCGCCCGCGCCCTCGACCATCAGGCTTTCGTAAACGTCCGAGCGGATCAGCGGAAAGTTGTTGTCGTCGGAGATGTAGCGAAGCCCCTGCGTCGCGGCGTTCGCCTTGTCCTCGTCGGTCGGGTTGCGGGCGAATGCTTTTGGGTCGGTCCTCGACTTGCGCTCGAGGCCGCACATCAGTTCGACTTTATCAGCGATCTTATTGATGGTGATTTCCGGCTGGCCGCGCGCCTTCAGCGCCTCCTTTTCCGCCGCGCTCCACTGGTAGCCGTCCTTGTAATCGCGATCGCGTTGCGACATACGGCGGCCATCCGCCGTTGCCATCTCGCTGTCCTCGAACCACTGGACCTGTCGCGCGTGCAGGTCGTCCAGGTCGCGCGGGTAGCGGTCGTCCGCGATCCCCGGCCCACCCTTCGGACGCGACGACTCGGCGGCCTCCGGGGCGGTCGGCGGGTCGGGATAGAGGGATTGGGACATTATCCGCTGCCCTTGACGCGCCGCGTTCGAGCGCTGTCTGCCTTGGCGTTCTCGGCGTCGGATCGTTCCACTTCGCCGGCGAGTTTTCGCAAATACGGCGCGAGGTTCTTACGCCCCTGCTGCCTCACCACACCCCGCATCGTAATCTCCATGAGGCGTTGGAACTCCATCACGGACAACGCATCCGACGTGACGGCCCCGTCCAAAAACGTCAGTAGGCAGTTGACCAGAGTATGGGCTCGCTGGACGAGTTTCCGGTCTGGCGCCGGCGGCGGGAACAGGTCGGCGTGCAGGAGTGCGTCGAGTTGCTTCTCGATCGCACGCTTGACCGAAAGCACGGTGACATCCTCCGGTGCCGTTGGCGGGTCGGGGTAGAGCGACTGGCTCATGTCGGTCTGATCACTTCACGGATCGAGTTCTTGCTCGCCGCCTCCATCGCATCAGCCAACAGCGAGCGCAGCCACTCCCGCTCAACCGTGAAGCCGAGATCCTCGGCTGCGATCATCGCCGCGTCGGCCCACTTGTCCACGTCAGTGCCGACCTCGCGTTGGAACTCCGCTCCGCTCAGTGTGCGAATGTCAGTCATTATCCATCGCCCCATCTTCGAGAAACGCCGCCACCCATGCCTTGAAGGTAACGCGTCGCGTGGGCGGTGACGGAAAACGGTCCAGGGTAGAGTTCATCAGATCACCCAGCACGGCCATCGCCTCAATGGGCTGCAGCTCGGCCAGATGTTCGTTCATCGCGATACGATGCCGCGCCGTGGCGACCCGGATCAGCGCCTCGATCTTTTCCCGGTCGGCTTCGGTCAGCCCGCGTTGCTCGATCATCACGCCACCCTCCAGTCGCGCAGTTCTTCCGCGTCGCGATTGAACGCCGCGTCCCAACTGTCGCGTGGCTTCGGCCGTTCCATGTCGCGAACGTAAGGACGTGACATACAACTATACCGTAACGAATCAGCCGCGTGATCTTCAGAACTTGTGTCAACGTCTTCCGCTCGGATCGGATCATGCTGCAATGCCGGAACGGTTCTGATCAGGTCTTTGCACGTCGAGAAGAACACCACCATCGGGTTGCCATCGCCGTCACCGACCAGTCGCGCCCTGACCTGATCCCAGCCGCCTATCGCGCCCAGCCGCGGCACCCTCTTGTTGTCTGCTGGGCGGAACACGATACGGGCCGCCTGCGTCATGCGCGCGGCGATCGAGGGGCCGCCATCCTCGCTGTATATCGCCGGATCGGCCACGCCCACCATCATGCCGCTGGCCGGCTTCGGATCGTCGCGCTCGCGGTCGCGAATGCCCTCGGCGACCTGCTCCGCCGTCATACGCAGCCCGACGTTCGGCTCTCCAGGCTTCATGCCGTACCATTCCCGATAGCAAACGAGGCAGCCGCGCGCGATGTCGGGAATGGACCCGTCGCTCACGGCAAACCAATGCACGGCGAACGGCCGCGCGCTGCCCCAGTCGAAGCTGCGAAACCGCGCCCAGTGGTCGGGGAGAGATCGAGGCGTGATTATGTGCCGATCGGCGCTGAACTCGGAAAAGAACGCTCCCGAAACGACTGACCAATCACCAAACAACCACGCGCGGACCAGTTCCGGCGAGCCCGACGCCTGGAGCCGCTGCACATAGTCGGGGCCGAGGTATGCGTTATCGGCGACCCGCGAGGGGATGTAGATCCGCTCCAATCCCGTATCGTCACGCAACACGCGCCAGCCCAACGGCGCCGGGTCGATGTAGCGCGAGCGCAACCACTGGTGTCCTGACCCGCCTGGGTTGCCAGTGAGACGCATGCCAACCGGCACGCCAGCGCCGCTGCGTAATGTCGCCATCAGCTTCAGGATCGGCGCGGGTGAGGGAAAATTGCCCGCCTCCTCGACATACACACGCGTGCAACTCCACCCCTGGTATGTCTCCGCGTCAGCATCCCGCTCCAGGTAAGCGTAAGTAATGCGCGCGCCGTTCGGGAATATGAAACGTCGAGGATTGTAGGTCGCGTGAACGCCGATCTTGGTATAGATCGATTTGGCTCGCTCGAATGTTTCATCGAGTTCAACGCGAGTGCGGCGGATCATCAGACCGATGGCGTCGACCCCATACTGCGCGGCATGGATCGCCCACTCGCCAATAACGGCCTCGGTCTTGCCGCCGCCGCGTGCGCCACCGAAGAAGCACTCGAACACCGCGCAATCGACGAACGCGGCCTGTGGTCCCGGCTGCGGGGACCATGCGGTCAACAAGCCATCCGCATCAGGTGTTTCCATTATCGTCCGTCACCATGACGGGCTCGACCATGCCGGCCGGCGCGTATTGGCGGAGCCATTCCTGCACTGATGCTGTGGCCGAGGGCGCACGGATGACGTAGCTCGCGCGCATGTTCACGTCGGCGTCGATCGGCTGCACGGGCTTGCCCCAGGCACGTTCGAGTAACACCACGGCGGCGGCGACCTGGGCGGCTGGAGGCGCTTTGTCATCACAAACGATGCTCGCCAGCCTGCCAATCGCTACTGGCGTGTGCGCCCGAGCCATTTCGATAACGTCAGTGGGGATCTTCCGTCGTCCGCTGGGATTACCGGACTGTCCTGGCTTGAATGACGTACCATTTGCGTGGCCGGACCTTGATATCACGGACGACCCCTGAAAACCCTGTTACACGCCTGCAACCAGGCCGTGTGGTATCCGGTTACCACATGGCGCGGCGGAAATGTCAAGAAACGGCCTGATTTGGTCAGGCGGCGCGTACAAAAAAAACCGCCGGAGGCGAACCCGGCGGTGGATAGGGGGGAATCTGTGTAGCTGAGTTACGCAGTATCGCCTGACGCAGCGGCGGATGCAAGAGGCGCCCGGGGACAGAGGCTCATGCGGCGGCTTCCGAGGGGTCTGTGCGGCGTGGCCGGCGGGTGGCGGTGACATAGCCCAGGGCGGCCAGTGCGACGCCGAGGATGGCCAGGGCGGCTGGCTCTGGGGTGGCCGAGGCGGACACGTCGCCCGTGAAGGATGCTGTGAACGCGCCGATGGTTGCGCCGTCGATGGTCAGCGCGGCGAGGTCGACAAAGGTCAGGTTGAAGCTCGACGGCGCCAGCAACTGGCTCGCCGGGATGATGTTGCTCGCCAGAACCAGCTGTTCGGGCGGGTTGGAGACCTGGACTGTCAGGCCGGGTCCACCATTGGCACCGAAAGCCGCGTCCGTGAACGTGCCGGAGAGGAAGTTTCCGCCGCAGCCCGCCACCGAAGAGATGCAGAACGTGCCTGAGTAGTGCTGGATTATTTGATTACCGAACAGCACGGCGGCGTCGATCGATGTCGCGGCGAGCTGAAAACTCGCGCCGGCGACATTGAACAGGCCGCCGCCGAGGGTGACGAGGGTTCCGGCCGCGATGGAGATGTTCGTCGTGATGCCGTTGTCGGTGGCGGTGACGGTGTTGGACCCGCTCTCCTGAGCGAAGGAGGTGATCAATGTGGCGTGGGCGGGAGTAGCGAAGTGGCCGAAGAACCCCGCTCCGGCGACGACGGCGATGGCTGCGGCGAGCGTGCGTTTCATGGCGGTGGCCCCGGATTGGCCTGGAAATGTGTCCGGATTTTCACCATTGGTCAAGAGCCGCGGAATAAATCGCGCCTGTCCGCAAAATGTCATTGGCTGTCCGCATATCGCGCTGTATGGTGTCTTCATCAACCAGGAGACACGGACATGAGCAGCCACCAGCCGATTACATCCGAGATGACCATTGAACAGCGCGCCATTGCCCGCGCGGCGAATTATGCTCGCTTCGCCGCGAATTTGCGGGCGTTCGCGGATCGTCAGGAAGCGCGGGCACCCGGCCGCATGGACCACATCACGGGCGACGTTCTGAAGGCAGCCGAGGTTTGCGAGACGATCTCGGCGGCTTACGCGGCGGGCGACAAGGAAACGGTCGCGGCCAACCGCGAGGCGTTCGGGTTGCTGGGGATGAACGCCACGGTCAGCGGCGCGATGGAGGGTTGAGCGATGACCAGCATTGACGATCCCGACACCACTGAGCCGACCCGCGAGGAGTTGCTGACGTTGAACGCTGCGTTGCGGTTGCGCCTCGACATGACCGTCTCCGCGCTACTGGCGGCGGCGTATCGGTTGGACGAGGTCCGTTGTGAATGGTTGGACGAGACGCCGGCCGAGGCGGAAATACTCGCTGGGCTGCTCGCGGCCGGTGACATGGCCCGTGCGGCCGTTCAGTTGGCGCGTGGCGAGACGACGGACATTCCCCGCTCTTTGCTCAAGGACATGCCGCCACAGCGTCAGGTGGCCGCCCGGCGGCTGCTGGAGGCCACGCGGTGATGGACGACGAGACGCGAGCCGCGTTCGCCACGCTCGAGGCGCACATGAACGGGCGATTTGATGCGTTGATGAGCCGTATGAACGACCAGTTTGAACGGGTCATCGACACGATGGGTTCGCTGAACACCGACCTTCGGAACACCAAGTCGTTTCTGCTGGAGGACGCGATCGTACTGGGTCGACGGATCAGCAGCATTGAGGATCGGCTGGACCGGCTGGAGAAGCGGGACGCTGGGCTATGACCCCGAAGGAATTCGAAGAGGCCTTGCGAGTATTGGGGTGGTCGCATCGTGAGCTTGCGCGGCGTCTGCGGTGCGACAGCGGCCTCCCCACCCGCTGGTCGCGTGGAACCGCTGTGGTGCCCCTCCCGCTGGCGCGGTGGCTGGTATCCGCGTGGGAATGGCACGAGCTGCACCCGGCGCCCAGCGATTGGCGGGTCGTTCAAAATGTGCGCGACGGTCAGCACGACCGTCCGTAACGTCATCGAGGGACTCCGAAGCCAACCCCTCTGACCACATCCGGCATCTGGCTTGCCGGACGGGCACGGCCCGGAGAATTCACCGTGTCATGACAGGCAGAACCTGCCAGTCCCATGGGATCGGGTCAATCATTGCCGCCGCCGCGCTGGATGAGGCGTGCCGCCGCGAGTGCGATGCCGGCTGCCGCGAGGGTGATCACGACGGCGACCTGGAGTGCGTAGAGCAGGATCATGGGTCGGGGAGATGGGATTGGCTTGCTTCATCCCATTTGATGCCCGCGCGCTTTTCCCAGATCCGCATGATTGCCTCGGCGGGCAGGCCTTGTGCTTTGAGGCGGTCTGTTTCTTTCCGTCCCTCGGCGAGGGCGGCACGGATCAGTCGCCGCGTCGGTTGGTCCTTGTCGGTCATCGGTGGAGCGCGGCTTGCAGTGCCCGCCACACCTCGCGGTCGCGGTCGCACAGTTCGCGGTCGTAGTTGGCCGCGAGTGGCCCGTCGGCTGTTTTTGCCGACCGCTTCGCCTGCGCGGCGGCCTGCTCGACCAGCGCCTTGAGTTGTTGGCGTAGTGCGTCGCGCCTTCCGTGATCGTATGCGAGGCACTCGACATGGAGACGCGTTTCGTCCGCCACGGAAAGTTTGATCCGGTCGGCGATGACAGCAGGAAGGTCTGGCACTTCTTCAACTCCTGGTTGCGGTAGTTCGTTACGCTGGTTGCGGCGTTCGTTACGCTTCACGACGGCGGCACCCGGTTTGGCCTCAATAATCCCCCCCCTTTAGGGGGGGGGGGATTTAGTGAGGCCGAAGCCGAACCGGGCTGCCTTGGCCTCATTAAAGAGGCCTCAAGAATGAGGCCAATTATTGAGGCCGGTTCACCGCAGTCCGACCCAGACATCGTCGCATATGATTTTTTCCTGTCTTTTCAGCATGGTAATCGCCCTTTGTATCCTTTGGTTGTTCGCTTTCACGTCCCTTTGCCGTTCGGTTTCGTTGCCATTTCCGTCCTCTGCGTCTAAAATCCCGGCCTTCTTTATTGAGGCACGTAGCCTCCCCCTGGCGATAGCCCGGATTGGGGGTGATTCCGGGTGCATGAGGACGTCCTCGCCCTCCCTCGGATCGGCCATCAGGTTGTATAATTCGTCGAGGATGAGAGCCGCGAGGATGGCTGTCTCGCTGTTGCCGGAGACCGGGCGGCCCCGCTTCTTCGTCGGCTGTTGAGAAGCTCCGGCGTCATGGACGATGCACGAGGAAACCGGTCGCCCCTCCGGGTCGAGGCCAACGGGGACGATTTCCAGGGTAAAAGCGCGCGGCTCCGTTTCGGCGTCGTCCTTGGCCATCTCGACCTGGAAGAACCGTAGGGCGCGGGTCTCGTTCTCGGGCCATACGTGAACGATGGTATCAGCACCGCCGATCAGCGAGACGCTGCCCGCCGGGGTGCCGCCGGCCTTGATTTCGTGATGCACCAGGGCGACGGCGTAGCCCTGGTCGATCAGGACAGTCACGCTGGAGAGGTAGACGTTCATATCGGGGGACGCGTTGACATTTCCCACGCCGAAAGAGCGGAACACGGTGTCGATGACGATCGCGACCGGATCGAGGCCGCGTTGCCTGGCGTCCGCGAGGGCCTCGATGATCGACGATGGATCAGGGGCATATGTGAGGCCGCGGGTTTCGGCACGGATCAGCATGGGTCGTCCGGTGGCGAGGATGAATCCCTTGGGGTAAGTGTCTCGGTCCCAGCCGTTGGCCTGCGCGGCGGCGGTGAGGCGTTTCCAGAATCCGGCGTGACCCTCGCAGGCGACGTAAAGCACGGGACCGTGCCGCACGATGTCGTGACCCATCCAGTCGCTGCGGTTTTCGTCGGTGATGGCGAGGGCGAGGTCGGTGACCAGGAAGCTTTTGCCGCTTTTGGGTGGTCCGTAGACCAGGGTGATGCTTCCGGCGTGCAGCAGCCCTTCCACGATGGTGCCGAGGGGTCTGGCCTGAAGGGCATCCCAACCATAGGCCAGTTGGAGCGCGGGTTTGCGTTCATCAGGTTTGGATGGTGGCTCGGTGATTGGCGTCGGATCGTTCACCCAGTCGGGTGGCTCTCCGAGGGGCGTTTCAGGGTGAAACGTGCCGCCTGCCATGTGGAACAGCGATCCGGCGCCGATCTTTGTCGGTGGACTGTTCGGGTAGTCTTCCCAGCGTTTCGCGGTTATTTTCGCATTGTAGGCCGGGTTTCGCCTGCTCCAGGTGTCAAACAGGTCGCCGCCGAAGGCCGATCCCCCGGTGGCGGCCCAGAGGGCCATTCCGACGCGGTTCCATGCTTCCCAGTTGGCTGGTCCGGTGTTTGGGATGGCGGCCAGCGCCGCGGCGACGCGGAGCGGTTCGGCCTGAGGGTCGCCCGGTTCGTGGTCCTGCCCGTTGGACATCCCGGGCGGTGGCGCGTTGATAATGGCGGCGGCCTCGGTGAGGAACGCCAGCAGTTCGGCTTCTGTGATCGCGAGGAGGTTTGGCCGGACGATATCGCCGGGTTGGGTGGTCCATTCCAGGTCGGCGCCACTGTCGTGGCGGCCGAAGGCAACGAATTGTTGCCCGGCGCCGAGGACTTCGACCTTGCAGGCATTTTCCTTTGTGTGGCTTCGGCCGACGATTTCGGTCTTGCGCGGCTGTCCGGCGGCGGCGGCATAAAGGACCAGCGAGCGGGCGGAATTGTGCCGAACCCTGATCGGGGCCTCGCCGAAGCGCGCGATGACCATGGCGCGGACGCGGAGCGCGAGTTCCGGGTCGTCGATGTCGATATCGATGGCACGCAAACCATCAGCGAGGATGCCGGTGTTGAGCGCGAACGCGACGGGTGGAATGGTAGTGCAGAAAGGCGGGTCTTTGAGGGCGGACTCGCGCCAGTTGTCGCCGAGTGGACGTTTCCCTGGGGATGGTCCTTTGGCGTCCCAGTTATGGATGGGCACGGGGCGGAAGCCCGCCTCCCAGAGGTGGCGGCGTGTCTCGGCGATGGTGTCGAGGGACTGGCTCATGACAGGCGCCTTTGGAGCCGCGCGAGGATGGCGTGGACGAGAATGCGTGCGACGGGCTCGGCGATGGGGCGGGGTTGGTCGGTGGGCAGGCGAAGCCATTCGGGCGGCACGTATGTCGGGTCTGGGTCGCAGCCCTCTCCCGTGAACCCGAACGGACGGACGGGGCGTTGCGGCGGAGAGGTGTCGAGACGTGCGGCACGACTGTGCACGACTGGGTCGAAGAGGTC